AATGTCGTAATCATCCGTCGGCGCCGTAGCGCCGGGATCCGTGACCACCTTAACGATATATCCCGCCAGACTTTTTGAGGCCGTCGCAGGTACGCTCCCGTTTGAGTCGTCGGCCGTCCAGGTATATGTCACAAGGGTATAAACATCACCAATCCGGGTATAGGTCACCGTTACACTACTACCGGCGGCATTGGCCATTATTCCGGCATAAAATACAATTAACGCAATCGCTAACGATATTAACGCCGCCGTTAAATATGCCTTACTTTTCTTATCCATTGTTTTTGCCCTCCGTCTGTATATCCATTAACGCCATCCAGGTAACGGCCAGCATAGCCGTGGTAGCAATCCGAAACGGAAAATTCACCCCGCTGTTTACCATTACAGTTACCAGGGCCGTGGCCGGGATAATAGCCTCTTTTTTAAACCGCCTTATTACCCCTTGGAGGTAGCCGAAAAGTATCAGGGCGAAACTAATACCCATTTCAAAAAGACCCTGTAAATACTCGTTATGGGCCGCCGCCCACCATACGGTACCGCCCGTCAACATATGGCGCTGGAAAACCACTTTCCAATGGCCCAGCCCGGCGCCCATAATCCAATGTTGTTTATAGTACCCCAGGGCGTTTGCCCAGGCATCAAAACGGCTGCCAAACATATCCGGCCGGTCTACATAGATACAGTAAAGAATGATACCGGCTGCTACCGTTAGGAGTATCAGTACATTTCTGATTACCCCGGCCATGGTCCTGGTACCGGTGGCCGAGGCCAAACAATAAAAGACCATGCCAGCGGCCAGGGCCAGGGCGCCGCCGGTCGATTTGGCAAGAACCAGGCCTAACAGTACCGCCGGGATCCCCCAGGCCCACCGCGGCCGCAAAAAAGCAGGGAAACAAAAGGCCAGCAGCGCCGATACCATGTTACGATTTGACATTAAACCTGCCGGGATCGCCCGGCCGCCGTTTACGGGTGTAAACAAGGGATCCATATCAACGGCCTGGAGTATCAACATAACGATATGGAAAAAGGCCAGGATACAGATAGCATTTAGAATAACGTGTCCCTTTTTCCTGGTGATAGCGAGTATTAACAGCATGTACCAGGCCGCCCCGTAAAACACCGCCTGAAATGCCAGGTAGCTATGGCGGTCGTAAAACGGGTACATCATGGATACCAGGGCCAGGCCCAGGAAAAGGGCCAGCCACCGGTTAAACCGCCATACTATCAGGCCTAGGCCCGCCACTACGGCGAATTCAAAAACGAGGCGAAATGATAGCCTAATATCGTCGCAGGGAAACCGTAGCACCGCGGCGCCCACTAACAGGCCCGCGGCCGCCAGCGGTAAACTACTGCGTTGCTGTATAGTAAAAGGCTGCACCCTTTACCTCCAGGTCCCCGGTACCGGTGGCGGTATCGTCCCGCCATATGCGTAGGGTTACCCAATTACCGGCGGCCAGGCTGGCGAAATCGGTAGCCACCGTTAAGGTGATTTCGTCGGGCGTCGAAGTCGTACCGGCCAGGGCCACCGGCGTCTGGCCCGTGGCGCTGGCGTCGGCAGCCGTCCCGTCGGCGTTTACGTATACGTCAAAATCCACCTGGTTGGGCGTCGTGCTGTCCGATTCCGTAGCAAATACTTTAAAGGCCCCGCCGCTTGCGTAATCGGCCGGTACCCTAAAATTGATCTGTACCGGCGTCGTCTCGCCGTCGGCCCATACGATATTGCTAATGCTGTCGTCAGATTCCAGGCCGGGCGCCGTACTAGCCGTCAAAACCGCCGATCCGTTATGAGTAAATCCCATTAACGGCAGCTGTACGTAGCTCACTACGTCCGCTATCTCCCCGGCGGTTACACCGCCGGTGGCGTCGGTTACGCCGCCGGTCGCCGTGATCACGCCGGTTACCGATAGGGTACCCTGGTTTACCTGGTTGCCCTTCACCAGTACGTTGGTAAAAAATCCATCATAGTAGGTACCGGCTCCCACATAGGCGCCCAGGCCCACTATCATGGCTATGATTACGGCTATCGTAATCTTTCTTTTAAATATCCCTTTCATTTTTCCGGTCCCCCTTGCTGTTATGCTGTTTACGTTGCCCGTTCCCGCGCTCCCGTTCACCTTCCCGGTTTACTTCGCGGTTTCCTGGTCCCCGCCAGGATCCCCGGCGCCTCCCGTCTCCTCGGCTTCGGGATCCTTGCCGCCCTCCCTCGGCTTCGGGATCCTTGCCGCCCTCCGGGTCCTCGGTGTCCTCCGGTTCCGGCTCCGGCAAAGGCGGTAATGGTTTTCCGTTTGCCGTCTCAAATTTCTGTTTGCTGCTCGTTTTCATCAATTCGTGGGCCGCCTCCAGCGGGTACTCTTTTTTCTCGCCTATCATATGGGTACCAAAAGGCGCTACATTCACCTTTTCACCCGGCCCGGTGTATATCAGTTTTACGCTGTCCTTTGCCATATTTTGCCCTCCCTGTTTGGTAAGTCGCCGAGGCCTGCCAGGGCCTCGGCTATCGCTCCGGCGTCTATAGGTTCACTCCCTTGCGGACTATGTTGAAATGGTATCGTAAAATAGATACCCGGCGTCCGCACATGTAGCCTTGGCATCGTAGTTTTCTGCGGCCTCCACTACGTACTGTTTGGGTGAGTCCTCCCACCAGTACCGTACATCCCGGTAATTATCGCCGGTGAGTACGAGGCTCTGGTGTCCGGCGCCGCCTTTCCATTGAAAATTATACCCAGCGGCGGGCATTTCCCGGCCCGGCTGCGGAGGTCTGTAAAAAAGAAAAGCCCCGCCCTTGCTGCTATTGGTTTCCCACAAATCGACTGCGTTAAAGTCGGTACCGGCTAGTACTTCCTCCGCGTCCGAATAGATAGCACCGCCTATAAGTACCTGCTCTAACTCGAACAGAGAGGCCAGTACGTCCGGCGTTACGTCGGCCGGTTTCCCCTGGGTCCCGGTGTATTTGATCCGGTCCAGTATGCTGCTTTCCTGTTTGAGCTCGTCCAGGGTTTTACTGTCCATCACCAGTACGTTAGGCTCTATGCCTATAAGCTGGCGTATGGTCTTTTTCCCCGTCAGGATATCGGCCACAAAACTATTGGAGGCCCCGGCCGCCCATGTTCCCTCTACGTCGGTACTGCTCGTCCAATTGGAGGCCGTCATACACAAAGTACTTACCACTACCTCTTTGGAAAGCAGTATTTTCAACGTGGCGAAGTTTACGCCGGTTTCCCAGGGCGCTATGGCGTCATCGGCGTTATTGAACATTTCAATGGGGATCTCATGGGCAAAGGCCCGCTCTTTACATGAATACTCCGTATCACCCCACACATACCCGCCGCGCCTGGCGTTGGCTCCCGGCGCCCGTACCCCGGCGTCGTTCCTGTATATGGCGCCCTTCTGTATGGTGTAGTAGTAGTCCGCCTGATTGTTTACCGGCACCGTTTGAAACACCTGATCGCCAATAAACATCTGATTTTTGTAGCCGATAGAAATAGCGGATAATGCCGCTGATCTATGTACGTTACTCAATGTCGGTTGCATTTTGTTAGTCCTCCCGTTTATGGTTTACATGCTGCTTTGTATGGCTGCTCCGTTTCCTCGCAACCGTAAACAAAAGGTCTAAAGGCCTATCAGGCCTTTACCGTGATAGATGATAATATCATTGATCCTACGTCATCCTCATTGCCGCCGAGTATCAACAATCCACAAGGGTACTGTGTCGATGCGGCCGCCTGGGCCTTTCCCGCGTCGGCGGCGCCTACATACTCACACCCGATGATTGCCCCATATGACAGCGTAGCCCCCAGTACTACCTTTGTGATATCCCCGGATCCGATAGGCCTGATTACTGCAGGTTCATCCTCTGCGCTTGGAGCATTTTGAAGTACCCCTATCGGTATATCCGTGGCCGCGTTAGGTCGGCGTACCTTCCCGTTTGTTCCGTCCTGTACTACGATACGGTACTGGTCGCTGCTCAAATCTTCATACGCATCCATGGTGAAATCTGCGTATCCCGTTCCTGTATATGCCATTGTTACGGTCCTCCGTTTATATTCGTTTTGGTTGTTTGCTCTTTACGATTTCCCCGGCCGCGTTTCGGCGCCTAACCCTCTACGTAAATCTCGTTTAGGTCCGTAGGCGGTAACGCCGCCTTTGTTAACTCCGGGTTTTCCCTCGCTACCTCTTTCAGGGCGGCCGTTATGGGAATATTTTTTTCCTTGGCCAGGTCCCGCGCTTTCGTGGCCAGGGCCAGGCTTTCCTTACCCTTGGGGATCGTCTCCGGATCCTTGGGCGTCTCGGTCCCTACGTGTTCGGGCGCCTCGGTTTCCATCTCGTCCAGGATCCCGGAGTTTTTCTTTCTTTCGGCCTCAAAAAACAGCTTGTACGCCGCCTCTACCGTCAGGCCGTCCTCTATGGCCTTGGCCTTTACGGCCGGGTCCCCCTCAATGGCCATGATCCCGGCTACGCGCTCGCGCTCGGCATTTAGTCCCGCATCCCGGCCGCGCTCCTCGCCCACCTTTTCGCCCGCTTTTGTGGCCGTGTCGGTCAATTCCTGGAATTCGTCCGGGTGTTCCTGCATTGCCTTTTTAATGTTGAAATCCATGTTTTTTTCCTCCGTGTTTGATTTAGTAAATGCGTCCATCCAGACTACCCCCGTACTCGTTACAGTATCCGGCAGCCCGGTTATGTCCTCGTTTTCGTTCAGTACAATAGCGGCCGTGTTATCGTCCGCGCCGAGGGTTACAAAAGATACCTCGCCCAGCTTTGTCTCCCTCCATATGTCAATCGGTCCGGTTACCTCCCGCCCGTTTACTTTCGCCTTTACGTCCTTTTCCAGTACTTCTATCCGCTTGGCGTATACGCTAACGCTCGCCTGCCATGGGAAACCTTCGTCCGCCAGCCTGGCCACTTCCTGGCCGTCGTCGGTTACCTGGGATAATTCGCCCGATACGTAATAGCGGTTATCCTCGGCCCAGGCCCGGTTACTTTGGCCTACTACCCGGTCCCTCATATGCTCGCGTAGGATAGGAAAAGATTGTTTTGATTGTATGCCGCCGATATCTATAACAATGTCATGCCAGCGGCTTATGATCTCGCCGGTATAGGCTGTAATCAAAAAGGTACGGGTTACGCCGTTATCCCCGCCGTCCTGGGCCTCCAGCCTCAAATTATCCCCGGCCATGGCCAGCGTCATGGCGGCCCGGCTGGCCTGTGATTTATCCCATATGCCGTTACATACGGCGTAGGCCTGGTCCTTTCCCTTGCCCTCGTTTTTTATGACGTACTGCGTACACCGGCTTAAAAATTTCTGCTTGCTCTCGTTTTTATTTGGTTTTGGCATCCTTCCCGCCCTCCGTATGCGTGTTTGATTTTACTGGGCCGTTTTGTCCTGGCCGTAGGTCCCGTCGTCTTGCTTGTTACTTCTCATTATGGGTACGCCCTTTTTATCCGCCTGGGCGTACTCCCGCGCTTGCTGGTCCATGATCTCCTCCCAGTCGCGGCCCTGCCCGGCGGCCTCCTCGGCCAGGGTTGACAGGCCGTAGTCAATGGCTTTCCTGGAGGCCTCCACTTCTTTAACGGGATCCACCCAGCCCCAGCTCCCGCCGATCCATACGGCCCGCGTGTATTCGGTCCTGTATCTGTAAAACTCCGGTACGTCGAAAAGGCCCCGTAAAAAGGCCTCCTCTAACACCAGGTCGTAAATAACCTGGCAAAATTTACGGCTAAACCAGCTCCGCCAGGTCGTAAACATCCGGCGGCCCTCTAACAGGGCGGCCCTGGCGCTGGAATAATTGGTTTTACTGAAATCCTTGGCCAATATTTCATAAGGGATCCCCAAGGCCATACCGATCATGCGTAACAGGCCCTCGATAAACGGTTCAAAACTATCCCCCGGCCTTTTAGGCTCCACTACGTTTATATTTTCGCCCGGATTCAGGTACCCTATTAGGCCCGGCTCTATGGATTGTATTTTTGCGTTTGTACTTGTTTCGGTATCGGTGGCGTTGGCCGTGGGCATGTCAAAGGCGCCCTCTTTAGTGATAAAAACCGCTAAACAGGCCGCTACCCTGGCGGCCACTATTTCGGCCTCCATGTAATCCGCGAGGTCTTTAAAATGGGTGAGTACCGGCGCAAAGTAGGGGATACCCCGTAATTGCCCCGGCCGCTTGGTAGGGAAAACGTGTAGTACTTTTAAACGGCCCCGGCTGTCCCTCGCGTTTATGATTGCCTCCTCTAACTTGCCCGGCCCGTCGGCCTCCTTGGTTATGTGATACTTGATAGGCTGGCCCCGGTCACCTACATCTATACCGGTATCGCCGGTTAAAGGCGTCGCGCCCTTCACCATGGCCAGCCTGTCGCTTTCCACCAGCTCGATGGCTCGCTTTATCGGCCGCCACTTTTCATCGGCCATGATCGGTATGGCTATCGTCTCGCCGTCCTCTATGATTTTCCGTAGGGCCAGGAATTGTATCTCCGAAAAATCCAGCTTGTTAGCCGCGTCGGCGTTCGGCGTCCATAGGCTCCATACGTTTTCGGCCTGGCGCTGTATTTCCTTGGCCCGGTCCTCGCTAACATTCAAATAATCGGCCCTTATCCGCGCCTGTGGCCGGAGGCCCTGGCCCACTATGTTCATGGCCATGGTTTCGGTGGCGCCGCTGGCTACCGGATCGTTTCTATTGAGGTCGCGGGATCGCTCGCGTAATTTGTTCAGCTCCCAGTTATCGGGCGTTATATCGTCCTCCGAGGTTAACCAGCCTGCCCTCAACCGGTGTATTTCAGATCCCCGGTACTGGGCCAGCTCCATCATTACCCGCGTTTTATACATCTCCCTGGCTCGCCTGGGCGCCACCTTGGCTATGGCCTTTTCCCACCTGGAGGGTTTTACCCAGTCGGGCGCCGCCGGGATCCGCCGGTATCCGCTCGCCCTGCTTGGTCTGCTCGGTACAATGGCTCTTTCCATTAACTAGGCCTCGTAAAGGTTACCTTGGTGAACATGCCGCCGGTACTGGCCGCGTCTATTTTCGCTATCTGCTCCAGTATCCATTTTTCCTCGTCCTGTAACGCTTTCAGGTCGCGCCTGGTAGTCATGCCGCCGCCGGTCGTATATGCTATGGCATTACGCGCCTTGTCCTGGGCCGCCCTGTTGGCTGTTAGCCTGGTCACCAATGTCGCTCGCGTATCGTATGTCACTTGGTAGGATCCCCTAAAAAAGAAAAAGCCGGTACAAGGTATCCTCGTACCGGCCCGCCCAGGATCCCCTGGGCTGGGTTAAAAATTGAGAATGAAAAAATACTGCTTGGAACTGGCTAGAGGGTTAATAAAAAATCGCGGTTACGAGGATAGGGGTAATTATCCCCGGCCGCCTGAAAAAAAATCAAATGACTACATTTCAAACTGGTGCGTTTTGGTGCGTTTTGGTGTGTTTTGGTGAGGTTTTAATATACACTGTGCTTATTTTTGTTTTGTTATCTTAAACTTGGCCGGATTTAATCCGCATTACCGCCGCCTCGCGGATCCGGATACCGCCGCCGGGCAATTTAAACCAGCCCTCCGCCGGGATTATCGCGCTATCAAGATACTTGTAAACGGTATTCCGCGATACGTTTAACATCCTGGCCACCTGGGTAACGCTATACACCCGCTCGCTAACCCTGCGCCGCGTATTCTCCCTACGCGATATCCAGCCTTCTTTCCGGTCTATCCAGCCCATAGGCGGCCTTTATTCTCCTGCCTG